CCGCGCAGGCTGATCCCGCCAAGAATGGAAAGGGCGGTCCCCCACCCAAACGCACCATCGTCGCCAGGACCGACACCATTGCCCAGCCCGAAGCGCGCTGAGCCGCCAGCCAAGGAAGGACAGCAATGACGCTTTTGCTGAAGGACCCCGCGGCGGTCCTCGATTATGCCGTGGACTGGGGCGCCGAATATCTCGGCTCCGACGATCTGCTTGCCGAGAGTCTCTGGTCGGTCGATCCCGATGAGCCAGGCGGCCTTGCCATCGTAACCAGTGGTTTCGAGGGTCGCGTGGCGTCCGTCCAGGTCGGCGGCGGGATCGCGGGAAGACTTTACCGCCTTTCGAACAAGGTGGTCACGCTATCCGGCCGCACGGATGAGCGCTCCATCGTCCTGCGCGTGGAGAAGCGCTGATGATGGCCGAGCCCATCGTCACCCTGAGCGAGGCCCAGGCCTATGTCCGGATCGAGACGGGCGAGGAGGAGGCACTGATTGCGGGCCTGATCCGCACGGCGAGCGGGATCTGCGAAGCCTTCATCAACCAGGTGGTCGTGGCCCGCGATTTCAAACTCAACCTGCCGGCTAGCGGCGCGTGGGAGAGGCTGCCGATCACGCCGATCCGGGCGATGGACTCCGTTGAGGCGGTGGACGTCGCGGGCGATGCGACGCCGATCGACAGCAATGCATTCATGCTGGACGTCGACTTCGCCGGCGACGGCTGGGTCCGGATGACTTCATGTGCGGACGTATCGCGCGTGAGGGTGAGCGGTAGGGCCGGAATGGCAGATGACGAGAATGGCGTGCCCGAGCCGATCCGGCAGGGAGTGCTGCGGCTGGTCGCCCACCTCTTCACGTCGCGCGATGCGGACGGCGGCGAACCGCCGGCGGCTGTGACCGCGCTATGGCGGCCCTATCGCCGGATGCGCCTCGCATGAGCGAATTCGCGGGAACTCTGCGGGAGCGGCTTGTGATCGAGCGGCCGGTGTCGCTGCGAAATGTCATGGGCTTGCAGGAGCCGGCCTGGGAGGAGGTCTGCCGCTGCCTCGGCGCTGTGGTTCTCGAGACGGTCGGCCCCGAAAGCGAGGCGCAGGCACTGAGTTCCATGCCGAAATATCGCCTAATCATCCGCAGGCGCCCCGGGATCGAGCTTGGACAGCGCATTCGCTGGAGCGGTCGAATGCTTGGCGTGAGGCAGCTTCTCGACGACCCGAGGACTCGCGATCGGATTGTCATGCGTTGCGAGGAGCTGCGGGCATGATGGGCGAATTGCTGAAGCGCGGGGAATTGCTGGCGCACGAGCGGCAGCGGCGAATTCTGGAATCCGTTGCGAGCAGGCTCCGCGGAATGTTCGGCGATCGGGCGGTCGAAAGCGAGGACGGGCAAGTCAGCGTCGGGGAGCGGGGTATCGCCAGGCGCCGACTGCTGGATCCGGGACTGCGTTTCGTTTTGCGGGGTCACAAGTGAGCGCGGGCGGTTCGCTACAGGCGGCCATCGTCGCAGCGCTGACGGCAGTGCCGGAGCTGAGCGGAGTTTTCGACGGGCCGCCGGCGCGGGCTTCCTATCCCTATGCAGCCCTGGATGCGACGACCGAGAGCGACTGGGGCCACAAGAGCGGCGCCGGCCGCGAGGTGCTGGTGGCGATCACGATCTGGGACGATGAGCCTGCAAGGCTGGATGGATTGGCCGACCAGATCGAGCAGATGCTCGTTGCGCTGGGAGAAACGGATGGCTGGCAATTGGTGACGATGCGGCTGCTGCGGCGAAGGGTCGTGCGCGACGTTGCCGGCCCATGGGCGGCCGCGATCGATTTTCGAGCGCGAATGCTTGCTACCGCCTAGTGCGGGCAGGGACCGTAACCGCCGGTTGCGAGAGCTTACGCCGACGACGCATGAAGTGCTTTTCGACGAGATGCCAGCTTGCGATTCCAGCTAGGAGCGAAAGCCCGAGCGACAAGAGGATGAAGGATCCGAGATCGATCGAGTTTCCGAGCTCGGCCTGCACTATCTGCTGAATCGGGAAAGCATACAGATATGTTCCGTATGAGAAGTCGCCATTCTTCGCGACATGGTGAAGATTGATGCAGTCGCTGAATGCCACGTAGAAGGTCGCATAGGCCAACGCGGGCGCAACGATCAGAGCGGCCAACGGAACGTTGACCCAACAGGCGATCATGGCTGCAGCCACCAAGCTCAGCAGGATTGCCCGAGTGCGGGGGAGATGCTTGCGATACGCGTAAACGATCATGCCAAGCAGGAAGCTGGGCATGATCTGAAGCCAGATCAGCAGCTCGCCTGCCCAGCCGCCGTGGGGAACGGTGCCGGCAAGCTCCAGTCCCAGTAGGACCATCATCATGACCGCAGTCGCGGCTATCAGTAGGCGACCGTTTGCTGCAAGCGACGCGACCCCGAGCACCGCGAGCATGATGTAGCACCAGAACTCGATCGGGATGCTCCAGAGAGAGCCGTTTATGGCCCCTGGAAAGGGGTTCGACGCGAATGCGTCGGAAGCCGGAAAGTAATTCTGCAGAAGCAGGTTGTGGGCCAAGGTCTTCGCGGCGGTCACCAGGCCGATGTGCGAATTCGTGGAAAATAGAGGAACGACGATGAACGCGCATATGGCGGTTGCAGCCATGTAGCCCGGATAGATCCTCCTGACCCTTTTCCCGAAATAGGCAGCGGCGCCCTTCGAACGTTCCCAGGATTGGCTGATCAGGAAACCGCTGATGACGAAGAATGTCATTACGCCGATCGTGCCGGCGGTCACGGTTCCGTTCGTCAGCCTGTAGACCCATTCGCGCTCCTCTCCGCCAAGGTGCAAGGCGAACGAGTGCGACCAGACCACCAGAAGCGCCATCGCAAGCCTGATGGCGTCGAAATTATTTCGCTCGGGGGACGATGTTTCCGGAAGGGGGACAAGCTTGCTTGCCCATCGGTCGGCTAGCCTACCGGCTGCACGACTAGGCATATGACCAACCCCTGCTGCTCCCGATACGCTGAGCAGCGCGAAATTACGCAACGAGAACAACTGTCCATCAAGCAGTGTCCCATCCAGGGGCAGTGACGAACATCGAACAAAGGAGGATAAATGACAGCGGAACGCGGGAGCGCTTTCCTGCTCAAAATTGGCGATGGCGCAACGACGCCGGCCTACGCGACGGTTGCGGGGCTGAAGACTACGCAGCTGTCGATCAACGGCGATGCGGTCGCAATCACGAACAAAGGGAGCGGGGGCTGGCGCGAGCTATTGTCGGGGGCGGGCGTGCGTTCAGTGTCGGTGGCTGCGAGCGGCATCTTCACCGGCAGCGCGGCCGAGGCGAAGGTGAAGGCACTGACGCTGTCCGGCGCGCTCGAAAGTTACGAACTGAGCTTCGAAAGCGGCGACCGGATGCGCGGCAGCTTCCTCGTGACGCGGCTCGAATATGCCGGCGATTTCAACGGCGAGCGCAATTACACGATGGCGCTCGAGAGTTCGGGCGAAGTGGTGCCGCTGTGAGCGCAAATGCCTATCGCGGCGAGGCCGCATTGCAGGTGGCCGGCGAGGTGCTGGTGCTTCGGCCGACGTTCGGAGCGCTCGTCGCGGCGGAAGAGGAACTCGGCTCGCTCTTCGAGCTGGTCGAGCGGGCGGCGGAAAACGCGCTGAAGCTGCACCAGATCGCGGCCTTGTTCGATCATCTGTCTCGGGGAAGGCCGCCCGCGATCACGCGCGAGCGGATCGGCGAGGCGGTGGTCGAGAAGGGGCTGGCGGGGATCGCACCAGTCCTGAAACTGGTGCTGACGCAGGTGCTTCAAGGGCGGTGACGCACCGTTTCGGTGAGGCAGCGGCGCGGCTCTACGGGGCAGCGGCGACGTTGCTAGCGTGGCGTCCTGACGAATTCTGGAACGCGACGCCGGCAGAGCTGGGATTGGCGTTGCAAGCGCCCCCTGCGGACGGTCCCGATCGCGAGACCGTCGACCTGCTGCTGCGTCGATTTCCGGATGAAGCGAGAGACTAGATGGACGAGGAAATCGAGCGGCTCGTGGTCAGCGTTCGCGCGGACACGACAAGCTTCGCGCGCGATGTCGCATCGATGCGCGCGGAGCTGGAAGGGCCGCTGGCATCGGGTGCGGGACGCGCGGGACGGATGATCGACAATGCGCTCGCCCGGGCGGTCATGACCGGCAAGGTCGGGTTCGACGACCTCAAGAAGGTGGCGCTTTCGGCGATGAACGAGATTGCGCAGGCGTCGCTTCGCGGGTTGTTCAATTCGGCAGGCGGCGGCCCCGGGTCGGCGCTGATCAACGGGCTCGGCGGTTTGATCAGTTCGCTGCTGGGATCGCCGGGGCGGGCCACTGGGGGACCTGTCAGCGCGGGACGTTCCTATGTGGTCGGCG